ATTCATAAGTTTTATTTATTACATATTCATAAGTTTTATTTATTACAGAACATCGGACATTTCAAGACGCCGCTCAACATCGCGCCGATAGCTGGCATCCTTGGCGTAGCGAGGGTCAGACATGGCGGACACTACTTCGGCGGTTGACCGGAACGGGTTTCCAGCAGGCCGTGAACCGCTGGCAGGCGAGCCATCATTGATGAGCTTGGGAGACTTTGCCGACCCGGAATAGCTGGAAAACAGACCATTGACGGCTAGTTTTGTTTGGGACTGATTACCTCCCGCAATGATGTTGTTAAATGCGGTAATCTCATCTTGAGAGAGGTTGTTTTCCGCCCAATCCAACATCCTAACATACTCTTCTTTGCCACCTACCTGATTGTAGATAGCCGTGACTTGAGCTTCAACAATCGCTTCTTGGCCGCGAATATAGGTGTCCACCAGCGTTTTAGGAATCCCCCTAGCTTCCAGCTCTTTATAGGAGGCTTCCGAAAGCCCACCGGTTTCGGCATACTCTTGGGAGTATTTCGTGAGCTGCGCTTCCCCACCAACGGCTTTTTCGACATCTTTCTGTGTATCGTCCAGCACCACGGGTGGCTGTTCGCTGTCGTCGTCGGCGTCGGCGTCGGCTTTAGCTTCTTTGTTGTCGTCGGCAGGCTTGTTTCCGAGTTTCTTTTCGAGTGACGCATACGCTTTAGCTAGTTCTTCCGGGGATTTGAATTTTGACGGCAACCACTCAGGACGCTGCTGTTCCTCAGCCTTCTCGCCGGTTTCGGCTTTATTATCACCACCATCATTATCATCCTCAGAAGGAGTGGCAGGGGAAACACTCAGCGTGCCTCCAATGTTTTCGCTAATCTCCATCTGCTGATGACCTGCTGCCTGTTCTTCCGAAGTGTCAACGGAACTGCCTGAGAACCCTACTGATTTTACGCTCATATATGTTATGTATTATTGTTGTGGTTGCTGTTGCATTGCTTGTGCCTGTTGGCCTAAAACTTCTGCCCCTCTGCGGAGCATCTCTGGATTATCTTTGGCTAGGGAGGCGATGCCGCCGATGGCGGGTGCGCCCAGCTTTGACATCATTTCCATGCGCTGCTCCTGCTGACGCTGTTGGGCGATGGCTTCGTCATCCCTAATCAAACCATCAACATCAATCCCAAGTGCGGTGGCACGGCGGGTAAGGTAATTCTGGATGTTAATGAAGGTGGAGACGGCCTGCTGACCGAGGCTCTGACCAATACCAGCCACAAAGAGGTCGAGCTTGGTGAGGTCGTTGCCGCGACCAAGGGCTTCAATGCCAGCCACAATGACAGGCTTGACGGTGTTCTTGGGCAGCTTGGGAAAGCGTTTATCTTTGTGCATCCGTCCCACCAACACATTGACCAGCGGCAGTTGGAACTCCTGACTCAATACGCTGTATGTTCCGCCAAGGCTGGACTCCAGCTCCTGAGCCATAAACCGGATTTCCTGTGCGGTGACTCGTTCAGCGTTGCGCTGGATTGCGCTGTTCAACAAAAAGGCGTAGGCAAGCCGCTCCTCAATGCGGTTCATGGTGTTTTGAGCCACACTGAAGTCGCCAGATTTATCCAGCCGCAACATGGAGACATCCGCAGCATTGCCGGTGACTACCGCCCCATTGGGGGCTTCCGCAACCGTGGTGGTGCGGGTTGTGCCGTTAGGGGCGACCATGAACAAAACTCTGGCTGCTGCTGCCGACCCCTCGACAATGGCCTGACTCAAGGCCTCCAGTGATTTAAGGTCGCCAATGTATTCCTCCACATAGCCCCGTCCGTAGTTCTCCCCATCTACACGATTAAACCGCAGGGCAAGGTAAGGGAGCTTATCCAGCTCATATTTGCCCTCAGATTCAGGAATCTTGTGGCCGCAGACTTCCTGATAGACTTCCCAATATTTTGGATACCGCTCAACCTTGGTGTATAAGTCCAAGTATCCAGAAACACTGTCGTCAGTGTAGGCCTTGTTCTCCATCCGTTTCAGGAAGTCCGTGACGGGTTTAGGCAGGGCGGCTGGAGCAATCCGCTCCCGGATGACAATATCCAGCACATTACCGGACGGGTCACGGCGGACACAGTAGCTGTCCATCCGAAACAGTTTGGTGTTGGAGTCGGAATCATCAGGAGTATAGACCAGAGCATTACCGGCCACCAATAGCTGCCGCAGGGCTTCAAAAGCGGTGACTCGGATGGCAGAAGTTTCAATCTCACGTTGAACCGCCTTTTCCATCTCAGCCAACGCCTTGTCAATATCAGTTTTAAGCTCCTTTTGCTCGTCAATGCCCATCTTTTTAAGCAGATAGGGGTCAACAACAAAACGGAAAAATGGACTATTGGGAGGAAACAAGGTCAACAGCAGCTTTGACGCTAGGTTATTTACACCTCTAGCTCCGACCCCTTGAAACGGGGTATAGTATTTGGTGTGGGAACCTGCCCCTTCAGGGGGAACAAGGGTTGGGATGGTAAGCTCGGCTGACCTACGCGCCCGTTCCAGAAACATATACCGCTCAGTCTCCAGTTTGGTATAGAGAGACTGCGCTTCATTGGATTCTTCCATGTGGTATGGGGCTTCCGTTTCTAGGTCAACCATATAGATATATAATGGGTAGGAGACTTATTTGACGAAAAGCTAATTAACCGTTGTGGCGGTAATGTTGCAGTCGTGGACAATCACGGAACTAATAGCTCCCATTGCCGCCTGAAACATAAGCCGTTCGCCCGGAGCTACAGCCGCAACCGAGTTAAAGGAGACGCTTGCTGCGGTGTTGTTGTTGGCTGTTATTTTAACTGTGGAGCGGGTAATAGGATACTCAATAAAGCTGGGGTCTGTTCCTTGGTTGGATATTTTAACCAACCGAAATCGAATCTCTCGGGAGGACGAAGTGGAGTTTGTCTGTCTAAAGTTCAATGTGGCAGCAAAGTTAACAAATCTGACGGTTGTGTTTGTGTATTTTAGCTGGCATCCGTTGACAACCTCAAACATCGGATTCGGTGGTTTTATTTTCTGCGGCTCGGTAATTACTGAATTTAGTGTGTTGGTGACGGGATACCACTCTGTAAGCACGGGACTTGTGCTTGTAAAGGCAGGCCATGTAGCAATCGCTTCGTTGGTGCCGTAGCTAAGAGTGCTGAGCGAGCTGGTGCCTGTGTTTCCGACAGAACCAACCTCCTGCATAAAAAAGACATTCGTCAGCCCGCTGCCGTTCCCATAGTGGACGTAGTTTGAATCTACTATGAGCCGTCCGCGAAAGTGCAAACCGCCGTCCGTGGTGGCCGTGCCGCGACCTAATTCAATCGTGTCGGTGAATCCTTCCGGCACTCTGGCGTTGTTGGTGCCTGCGTCATTCCCGCCGATAGCAACGTTGCCTACCCCGTGTCCATCTGCGCCACGGCCTACCGCTACGCCGTAGTTGGTTCCATTTGCGGACATTCCCACCGCCGCGCCTAGGTAGTAGCCTTTTGCGCTATCGCCCAACGCCGCGCCGGAGCCGCTGCCATCTGCGCTATTGCCCACCGCCGCGCCCCAGCCGCTGCCGTTTGCGTTATTGCCCACCGCCGCACCGATATCGCTGCCGTTTGCGTTGTAACCCACCGCCGCGCCGTAGCCGCTGCCGTTTGCGTTGTTGCCCAACGCCGCACCGCTGCTGCTGCCGTTTGCGCTGATGCCCACCGCCGTGCTGTCTGTATTCGCCACAAACGCGCCAACAGGTCGTAGCGTATCCAGCACACTACCCAGCGAAGCCTTTCGGGTGCTGCCACTCGACACCAAAACAGTAAGGTCGTTGGTGGTGATGGTGGTGGCTGTAGGCAGCTCGCTTATCTTAACATTGGGGACAGCGTTGGCGACAGCGACAAACAGCAAAACAAACAACGCCGACAGAGTTTTTAAGGAGTTCATTATTCAGTAGTTATTTAAGGAGTTCATTATTCAGTAGTTATTTAAGGAGTTCATTATTCAGTAGTTATGTGGGAATTACCATCTTCAGTGGCGAGGTGGAAGCCGTCCTCAGTCATTAAATTCGCAGGCTCGACAGCAATGGCTTCCAACGCTGCGGCATCAACAATGGATTTTAAGTCCAAATTTAGGTAAAAATAAGGCATAAAACCTCCAACCAAGTTTGGCCTTAATAGCTGCTATTTTTAATAGCCAGAATACGGCCTGTATTAATGGTGACGGAATTGAACGGGATGGGGATATAGAGTCCGGCAGGGAATGTCACGGTAGTGTAGTCCGTGCCGTCCACTGACCCCCTCAGATTTGTGAGAACTGTATCCGCCAAGCAGATGAACCCACAATAGTTCCCTTCTTTGGTGTCTCCAGCGGAAACAATGGTTGAACCGACTTGACCGAGAGCAACGAGGTTAATCATAAGTATGTTATATTAGGTAGCTAAGTTGACTCCAACACCGCTATTGCCGCCAGTCCCAACCATCAAGTCGGTTCTAAGGGCATACGTTCCACGCTTCTTGTAGCCAGAAGATGTGCCACCGCTTCTAGTTGCCGATTCAATGCGCTTTGTCATCTGGACAGGCGGCGGCGGAGGCGGAGGAGGCGGAGTCACTTTAGGAACGCTAGAGCTGAAACACATAATAATAAAAGTTTGTTGTTATTGTTGTCGGCTAAACAATTAAAGACACTAATCCAGTGTCCTCAGTTGTCAAGGCCTAGTGATAGTTCGGTTTGAAGTTTGTGCTTGTGGCGCAGAAAGTCAAGAACGTCCTGCCGCCCCACCTCTGCCCACACTTCCCGCTCTGAAGCGGTTATGCAGGCTTTACGCAGAGGGAACACTTCTTCCAGCTTCTTTAGAAGTTCCGGCGATATTTTAGGGAAGTCTATATCTTTTGGTGGTTTCATTGGGGTGTAGAGGAATTAAAGGTATCGGCCAGCATCTTTTCAAGATTATCGTGTAAGGTTTGGGCAGGGACACTGCGACTGTTCAACACCGTCTGGGAGACAGGGTAATTATCTATTGCGGTCTCGCTGGCATGGGTGTAGGTGGACATGGAAAAGATGTTGGCTTTGGAGATTAGACTCTCGTCGGGGTTGACCACCCGCCAGAGCTTCCCACCAAAGTCCTCAATCAGTCTAGCCTCGTTCTCAAACCGCACATCGGTAATCAAGATGGCGCAATTCTTTTTGCTATCCTGCTTGAGTCGTTCTCTAACCTTATCCACCCAATAAGTCTCTTTGAACATATTGCGCCGGAACTCTGTCCCCCACCACTGTAGCAGGGGACGGAACACTTCTTTATTGGTCTCCAGAGTTTCACGGGTAATCCCCACAGCATGGCACACCTCGTTTTTAAGGGCGTCAGCAAACGCAATCTCAATGACGCTGGTGTAGCCCTGCTTGGTAAGGATGTCAGACACCTTGTTGGCAATGTAGTTTTTACCGGCCTGTTTCTTTCCAGTAAAGCCCAAGAGTAGTGGTTTTTTATTCATATACGGGAGGATTCCAGAGTTTGATTTTGTTGGTTTCGAGACTGTATTCGGTGTGTCGGAGAATCCGAGCCATCCGCGCCATCAATACAACATAGTCGCTTTGAAAGCCGTGTTTGCTGTAAGCGTTCAAGACTATCGGCCATAGCTCCTTTACATCAATATCCCGTGGCTCACCAATGAGCTTCTGAGCAGTGACCTGACCGACCTTGGGACAACCAGCATATCCATCAGTGGCGTCCCCGGTAAGGGTCTGTAACAGGTGGTAATAGTCAGCAGTTCCTTTTGATATGGTAGTCAGCACATCCGTATCAGGATTCCACAGAGTGCAAGGTATAGACTTAAAGTCTTTATCCACACTGACCAATAAAAACGACTTATCAGTTGAGGTGGCTTTGATGCCCAACACATCGTCCGCTTCCAACTGAGGGTAGATGACTGCGCCATATTGTTTAATCAGGTGGTCTTTGACAACTTTGAGACATACAGGCTTTCTGACCTTCTTTCGGTTGGCTTTGTAGGAGGGGTTGAGGTCGTGGCGGAAGGTCTTGCCGGAATCCGTCAACGCCACAATAGTCCGCTCAGCATTGAACTTCTTTTTATAGCCATCAATGATTTCATCAACTGTGGCGATTACCTCGTTTGCATTGCAGTGTAGCGTCCATAGGCCGTCTCCCCAATCAATAGGACGTTCAAGACTTGCGGCAGCGCGGTAGGCGATGATGTCGCCATCTATGCCTAATGTGTGGAATGTGGGATTGCTCATATATGTGTTATCAGTGTTGTTGTTGTTGCTGTGGAGGAAAATAGGAGATGCGCTTTAGCTGCGCTATGGTGGCTTGGATTTCAGCCTTACGGACACTGCTACCTGCGTTTTTGGCGATGCTCATGTATTCCAAGAGTAGCAGGGCTTGGGGTTTCTTTTCAACCAAAAAAGGTAGAATTTTTTTAAGAATTTTAGGGATGCTTGCAACGTGCGCCGAATATCTCCAAGCGTGGCGATGATTAAGTTTGGATGAGGCTGTGCTGAGCCGGACTTCGCCCCCAAACTTTGTCTTTAGTTTCAACAAGACAATCGGACAAGTGTTTGTCACCTCAAACCGGGGTGAGCTTCTGGTGAAGCCGAAATGACCTTCACCGTCCGTATATCCAGCCAGATAAGCATAATCGTATTTAGTCATGTGTGGTAGTGGTGTAGGTTTAGTGGGTCTCGCTCCAGTTGCCGCCAACCCGATACTCGCCATCAAGCGGACAACGGAAATTAAAATGCTTACCTGCGTCCTGAATCGCCTGCACCGCCATCTTGCCCACCCTTTCACCCAACCCTTTGCGGACTTCAAGCTGCACTTCGTCATGCACATGGGCGACCAAGTGTGCGTCCAGACCCTCAGCCTTTATCCTATCCATCAGGAGTATGGTAGCCTGCTTCACCGCAATCGCACCTGCCGACTGTAACAAGGTATTCAAGGCAGCGTGTTCGCTGCGGATAGGGAGGCGGCGACCATCCAAACCAAACAGGTATCCCCGTTCCTTGGCCGCAGCCTTGACCGCATCCCGCAGACAGCGCAGAGCCGGAGTCTTGCGGAGAAAGGTCGCCTTAATCTCCGCACCTTCCTTAGCACCCTTGCCGATGACCTTGCCTATCTTCTCGTCACCAGCCCCGTATAGGAAGGCATAG